AATCTTTTTTGCCAAGAAGCCATTCACATGGGAATTAGATGCAGGTGTAACTGTAATTATTGTTGGTATTACCGCTATTAGTAAGCCTAAAAGAAATATAAATCCATATCTCGCAGAGGCAGACAATTTAATTATTTGCCCTAGAAATAATTCCATAAGCAATTTTCCTAAGATGACTTTGGGAAATGTACCTAAAGATGGTGGGTATTTATTGTTAAATGAGCAAGAAAAAGAAGAAATGTTAAAAATACATCCTGGTGCAGAAAAATTTATTAAACGCTTTATAGGTTCGAATGAATTTATCAATGGTTTAGTTAGATATTGCATATGGGTTGAAGATAATGAAATTGACAAAGCTTTAAGTTTTTCTTTGATTAGGCAAAGAATGGATAAACTAAGAAATTATAGAGCAAAAAGCAAATCTCCCTCAACACAAAAATATAGTAATTATCCACATAGATTTGTCCATCTTAGCGCTCGAGCAAAAAATAATTCACTAATAATACCTCGCACTTCATCTGAAAGGCGTGAATTTTTACCTATAGGTTTCGTATCCTCAAATGTAATCATTTCTGATACCGCCCAAGCCATATATGATCCTGAGCATTATATTTTTGGAGTAATTTCTTCCAAAATGCATATGGCTTGGGTTAGAGCGGTTGGAGGTAAGCTAGAAAGCAGAATAAGATACTCCTCCACACTTTGCTATAATAATTTTCCATTCCCTGAAATCACTGAGCGGCAAAAGCAGAATATCAAAGAATGCGTGCGTGATGTGCTTAATGAGCGGGAGAAACATCCGGGCAAGACCATAGCAGAGCTTTACGACCCTGAGAAAATGCCAGAAGGCTTGAAGAGGGCACATCAAGATATGGACACAGCAATAGAGAATTGTTATCGGCCAGGCCAACCTTTCAAAGATGATGAGGAACGTTTAGCTTATTTATTTGAGCTATATAAAAAGATGGTAAAGCATGAACATAAAACAAGCTAATACTTTAACAGAAGAGCCATTTGAACATCAATTTGATATAGTAATAGGCAACCCTCCTTATATTAGATCAAGATACCTTGGCGGGTTTAAAGATTATCTGGTAGAGCATTACCAGACTTATGAAGGTAATGCAGATATTTATGTATATTTTTATGAAAAAGCTTTGAATCTATTGAAAAACAAAGGTGTTTTGTCATTCCTAACCTCTAATAAATGGTTGCTAGCTAGATATGGAGCTAGATTACGTGGCTTTCTTAAAGAAAAAACCTATATAAAAAACCTTGTTAATTTAGCTGGTAATAAAGTGTTTGAAGGAGTATCAGTTGATGCTTCTATTATTTTACTTAGAAAAGAAATTAAAGAGGAAGAATATAAGATAAAAATAGGTGACACTAAGTTGGGAATAGAAGAATATTATATTTCCGTTGCTAACCTTACTGAGAAATCCTACTTTTTAGAAAAAGAGGAATTAATTAAAATCAAAAAGAAAATAGAACAAAACGGCATTCCTTTAAAAGACTTAGATGTAGGAATACATTATGGTATTAAGACAGGCTATAATAAAGCCTTTATAATTGATAATGAAACTAAGGAAAAGTTGATTGAGGAAGAAATAAATATAAGAAGGGGGGTTTTGACAGGTTGCAATAAGGCCTTTATAATCTATGATGAAACTAAGGAAAAATTATGCGCCGAAGATCCGAAATCCGCAGAAATCCTGAAACCTGTATTGCGTGGCCGTGATATTAACCGATATCATTATGAATGGAAAGGTTTGTGGTTGGTTTTTACTAGACGTGGTATGAAAATATCAGATTATCCCGTGATAAAAAAATATCTAAAAAAATTCTACAATGATATCAAGCCTAAAAGTAATTCTCAGCAATCAAAGGGTGGCAGAAAACCTGGTAGTTATCAATGGTATGAAATACAAGACAACATCGCTTATTATAAAGAATTCGAAAAAGAAAAAATTATTTGGCAGGAGATATCAAGCAAAAATCCATTTTGTTGGGATGAAGGTAATATGTATTTAGATGCAACAAGTTACCTCATAAGTAATGCAGATAAATATCTTTTAGGAATATTAAACTCAAAAGCAATATTATTTATTTTTAATATGATGTCTGTTAAATTTTCGAATAATGTTTTGCGATGGGAAAAATTTTATGTAAAACAACTTCCTATCCCCAAGCTGGATTTGTCACAGCAAAAAGAGATGACAAGTATGGTTGAATCTATGCTGTGCTTGAAGAAAAAAGAATCAAACACAGATAATCAGAAAAAAATAGCAGATTTAGATAAGCAAATCGATCAATTAGTTTATCAATTATATGACTTAACAGAAGAAGAAATAAATATAATCGAATCTCATATAAGTTAATAATTGCAAAAATCTGATAATAAAACTATCATAAAAATAAAACAAATAGGTATTTAAATGTCAAAAATATTCACATTTTTCCAAGACCAAACCGTAAACGAAGTTAGCGATACATATGAAGTGCAAGATGGTGGTTATAGAATCATTAAAGCAACTGGCGTCTTTGATGGTGCTGAGATCCAAGTGCAATTCGATTTTGCTGATGATAAATTTGCTATAGCTAGAAGTTATCAATTTTCCGAAAGTGATGCCAAAGTTATCCAGCCTCTAAAAAGCGGCGTAAGAGTTAGAGCCGCCTTAGTTAATTCTGGTGCTAATACTTCTGTAACTGTAAAAATCCTGTAATAAACAATGGCTTTATCTGGTAATGATATCATTATCAGGGATCTGATTGCTCCGAATCTTAAAAAAGAATTAGAAAATCTAAACCTTGATAATGAAATCAGTTGGCAAGTAGTAAATCAAGATATCCAGCTTGAAAATGATACTGGTTATATTATAAGCGCTAATAACCAGGTAAATCTTACCCTGCCAACAACTGCTAAAGTCGGTAATATTATCAGAATATTAGACTACTCAGCTGCTACTTTTAAAATAACCCAAAATGATAATCAACAAATACTATTTGGTAGAAGCGAAACTACTATAGGCCAAAACGGTGAACTAATATCACCCAACTCTTATAGAAATGCCTTACATTTAATTTGTGTTTCTGAAAACTTGGAATTTATGATAGTATCTTCTATAGGTAATTTTAACTTAAAGTAGGAGGTGGTTTATGCCAACAACAGTAACAACACAAAATTCATGGAATAGCGATGTACCAGTACAGGTCGATTTTGGTGGTACTGGTAATACAACATTAGCGCAAGGCGGTGTCTTAATTGGACAAGGCACAGATGCAGTAAATGTAACGACAGCTTTAACAGACGGACAGCTATTAATAGGTTCTACTGGTAATGATCCAGTTCCAGCTAATTTATCTGTCGGTGATGGTATCGCAATAACTGAAGGCGCTGGTACATTAGAAATAGCAACTGATTTCGGATTGGAAGATGGTGAGCTATTAATTGGTCAAACAGGTTTAGATCCAGCAAGAGCAACTTTAACAGCCGGACTTGGAATAGATATAACTAATGCAGCCGGTGAAATAACAATAGCAGCAACTGGACAAAAGCCTTGGGAAGTAATTACAGCTGCTACTCACCAGATGGAAGAAGACATTAACTATGTAGCTAATAATGACACTGCTAAAGTAGTGTTTACTTTGCCAGCCACAGCCGATGTAGGTTCTGTATTTACAGTTGTTGCAGCTGAATCAGATGGTTGGAGAATAGAACAAGGAGCTGGACAGCAAATTCTAATTGGTGATAAGGCAACTACTGAAGGTGCATCTGGTAATATTGAATCTAAAAGAGCTGGTGATAGTGTTACAGCGGTTTGTTTTGAAGCAGATAACAAATTTATCGTAACTTCCATGATGGGGAATGTTCAACTTGATGCAGCATAATAAAGGTTAAATATGCCAAGTTTTATAAATGGTGTAAATAACAGAAACTTAGATATAACCAGCAAAGGCACGTTGGTTGAAGAATTAACAGAGAGTCTTGATTTTAGTAAAGATTTCTCTGTTGCTAAGTCACAAGATTATTTTGTTGATGTTAAGCTTAAGTTTAGCACTGTATCGATATCAGATGATTACACAGTAGATAAGGAAGATACTTTTATTGGGGTTGATACTTCCAGTAAAAAGATAACTGTAACTTTATATGAAGGTGCTGAGAATGATAAAGTCATGGTAAAAGATACTAGTGGTAATGCCAGGAATTTTGATATAATAGTAGTCCCTTCTGGAAGTGATTCAATTGACGGGCATCAAGAAGTGCGTTTAGGTATAAATAATATTGGCATACAGTTTTTATATGCTGATGGACAATGGAGAATGTTATGAGTTTTATTATTAATGATGAATTTGTTATTAAAGACAGTGATCAAGTAGATCCTTTTGGTAGAATGAGAGCCACTACTCCCTTGTTAATCTTTAGTTCAGTGTTAGAAACTACGGATCAAGAAGGTTATAACTGGCATAGCCTAACTAATGGCACAGCAAGTTATACTTATTTACCTTTTGAATCCTCAGTAGAATTATCAATAGGCACCGATGCAGGTGATTATGTTGAAAGAAGAACATTGCGTAATTTTCAATATCAATCCAGCTATGGCATGACACTTTATATTAGTGGTGTTATCGGCACGATAGCAGATGGTTGTAAATCAGAGATTGGCTTCAAAGATGACGATAATGGCTTGTTTTTCCGCTATACAGTTAGTAATGGCTTATCTGTAGTTAGAAGATATACAATAGATAATACTGGAGTTGATGAAGACGTAGTAACTCAAAGTAATTTTAATTTAGACAAATTAGATGGCACAGGCCCGAGCGGTTATAATATTGATCTAACTAAAACTCAAATATTCTTTGTTGATTATGGCTGGCTAGGTGTTGGCAGAATAAGATATGGGGTTTTTGTTAATGGTAAAGTGATATTTTGTCATGAGATAGAAACAGCTAATCTTTTAAGTACCGTTTATATGGGAGTTGGCAGCTTGCCTGTGGCTTATAGAGTAGAAAATTTAACAGCAACTTCTTCTAGTTCTGAGATTAAGCAGATTTGCGCAGGGGTTTCGATAGATGGTGGTAGGCAAGAAATAGGGAGAAGCCGTGGTTTCCCTGCTACTGCTAATAATTTCTTATCAGCGCCTAGTGGTGCTACCTGGTACAATGTAATATCAGTCAGGATTGATTCTAATTATCCTTATGTTCAATATAACTTCTTGAATGCTTCTATAGTAAACACAGCTAATTCAGTAGGCGAATTGGCAATTATCAAAAATGGTGATATTTCAGGATTTACTTGGAGCTCAGATGGTGAATTTGCTGAGATCTCTGAGACACAGGATCCAGTAACAAACGGTAACATATTAGCATCTAGTGTATATGAAAGACGTGGGGATTCACAAATAGCAAGCACCCAAATTAGTGATCGTATAGCACTAAGAGCTGATAATACTAGTGAAACACTAACCTTAGCAGCTAGAGGAGCTGATGGTAGTGTTGAAGTTACAGGTGGTTTGAACTTAGTTTTATATGGCGGGTAATGAATATACCAGCTGCTGAAAAAAGAGCATTATTAAATGCCATCTTAAGGAATGATTTGTATTCTTATACTAGAAAAGTATTTGAAGTAGTATCACCCGGTGAAACTTTCTTAGGTAATTGGCATATAGAATTGATCTGTAAGTACCTAGAAGCTTGTAAGAATGGTGATATTAATCGGCTTATCATTAACTGCCCGCCAAGGCACTTAAAATCCATATCAGTAGCAGTGGCTTTTACCACCTGGATTTTGGGTAAAGATCCAAGTGAAAAGGTAATATCAGCATCTTATTCCAAAGATTTAGCTTTAAAGCACTCACTTGATGCTAGGGCAGTTATTAATAGCCCTTTTTACCAAGAAATTTTTCCAGAAGTTAAAACTATAGATGATCAAAATACTAAATCGAAATTTATGACTACTCAAAGAGGTTTTAGGTATGCGGTCGGTGTAAATGGCACAATTACTGGGGAAGGAGCTAATTATTTAATAATTGATGATCCACAAAATGCAGTCAATGCTCATTCAGATACTTATCGTAACAATGTCAATAACTGGTTTGATCAAACATTTAGTACCAGACTTAACAATAGAAAGACTGGTAGAATGATAGTTATAATGCAACGTCTACATGAAGATGATTTGACAGGGCACTTACTGGAAAAAGGTGGTTGGGAGCATCTTAAGATTCCTCTAATTGCCGATGAAGAAAAAACTCATAAAATATATAGCTTTGAATATCATAGAAAAGAGCAAGAATTATTGCAGCCAGATAGAATGGGTTGGAAAGAAGTAGAACAAGCTAAAACAGAATTAGGCAGTAAAGCATTCACTGAACAATACCAGCAAGCACCAGCCCCGCAAGAAGGTTCTATTATTAAATATCATTGGATTAAAACCTATAAAGTGCTGCCACATATTAAGCTATATTCTTGGAGCTGGGATACTGCCATAAAAGAAGGGCAAGAAAATGATTATAGTGTCGGGTTATTATGGGGTGAAGCTGAGGACGGTTATTATCTTATAGATATGATTAGAAGAAAAATGGAGTATCCAGATCTTAAGAAATGCGTGCAAAATTGCTATAATACTAGAAGATCCTCAGAAGTAATAATTGAAGATAAAGCAAGTGGACAGCAAATATATCAAGATTTTAAAAGATTAGGTAATTTACCTATATTACCAGTTTCACCTGGTAAAGACATGCCAAACACAAAAGTAGAAAGAGTAAATTTAGTATCACCACAGTTTGAAGCAGGCAGAATATTTGTTCCTCAGAACTCCAACTTCACCGATGATTTTATCCATGAATTAGCACATTTTCCTAATGCCAAACATGATGATATTGTAGATGCAACTACTCAATACCTCATAAAAAGGCTTAATTTATACAATAAAGTTCCACAAATTAGACGGCTTTAACCTCCAAACCTAGCTTATAATTGCTAAATTACAATATAACAATTAAACTTATATAATAATAAATATCTAGCAAATAAATCGTAGGTTATAATGTCATTATTCAAGAAGTTTTTTAAGAAGCCAGAAAAAAAATCAGCTATTAGTAATTTAGGTATGGCAGGTTTTATTAATAATTTGATGTATCAAGGATTTGATAATTTATCTAGTTATGTTGCTATTAGATATTACCAAAGTTGTGCTCCACTTAATGCTGCTATTGATATGATAGCAGAAGAATTTTGTGGTATTAACGTATATTTGTATGACAAACAAGAAAAGGATTATACAGATAATCATCCTGTATTAAATTTACTAGGCCATCCAAATGCCGATAAGACTGGTAGTGAATTTATGAAAGAATTAGCAGCTTATCTATTAATAACGGGCAATGTATACATAGTAGCAAGTGGTAACGTTAATAGGGAGCCTGTCGAATTATATGTTGTGCCATCACAATATGTGACTTTACAGCCCGGAAGGGATGGCTACACTGAAACTATTACTGTCACTTTTGAATCTAATAGATCTGAAGTATTTAGACGTCAAGAAGTTAAAAGACGTTTTAGATATTATAGCGGTGATGATAGAGAAATATGGCATATCAGAGACTTTAATCCAAAACAAAGTGCAAATGACTTATATGGTATGAGTAATTTAACGCCAATATTTTATGAGATTGAGCAATATATTGAAGCATCAATTCATAATACTTCTTTACTTAGAAGGGGAGCTAGAGTAAGTGGCGCTTTACAAAGTGATAATAACTTAACCGATGAACAATTTATGAGATTACAGGAGCAAGTTAATAATTTCTATAGTGGTAGTGATAATGCTGGCCGTCCTTTATTGTTAGAAGCTGGAATGAACTTTACAGAAATGTCCATGAATAACAAAGATATGGACTTCTTAGAGCTTAAGAAAAATGTTACTTATATGATTTACAACGCCCTTAAAATACCATTGCCATTAATAAGCCCTGAACACAGTACATTATCCAATATGGAAATAGCTAAGCTTAATTTATATGATAATGCTATTTTACCAATAGCTAGACGTATTTACACTGAACTTAGTATTTTCTTATTACCACGTTATCGAAAGGATAATGAATTAACAAGATATCGTTTAAGTTACAGCCCGGGGGAAATAACAGCCTTAGAGCCTAGAAGAAATGATGAGTTAAACAAGCTAAATGAACTTGGAATATTAACTATTAATGAATTGAGAGCCAAAATAGGTTATGAACCACTTGAAGGTGGTGATAATGTTTTAAGCCGCTTTAATCAAACAACGGTGGCTACGGATCAATACACGGAGGATCAACCAGAAAGGCCAGTGCCTCGCAATCAAAAAGAATTTATAGAATCATTAAAAAAGCATCGGAACGAAAAGGGTGTAAGAATTTATAGCGATAATTTTATAGATAGATTAATGAAACGGTATGGAAACTAATATAGCTCAAATTGGTAGAATTCCTAACCATTTCTTCCATATTGTATTCGATATTGTTCTAAGTAATGCAACAATTGATTCTTTAGCTTCTTCTAATCTATATGAAGATTCTTTAGATGTAGAATTTAGGAAAAATTTTGGCATCTATTATACCGATGAAGAAAACATATTGAAGCTTATTAAACCCTTATTTTTGAGCAAGATAGAGAAGGAATATGAAGGATTTCAACATGACTCTGGAAAGCTAAAAGCCTTGCTTAACCGAGTAAGCAAAATTAAGCTATTCGACCCGGCATGTGGTTCAGGTAATTTCTTGATTATTGCCTATAAAGAATTGCGAAGGCTAGAAATGCGCATTCTAAAAAGCTTGCAACTCCTTGGAGCTGTCAGTGAGAATGAGCTGAAAAGCTGCATAAAGCTGGAGCAGTTTTATGGTATTGAAATAGATGATTTTGCTCATCAAGTGGCTACATTGTCCTTATGGCTTGCTCAACACCAGATGAATAAGGAGTTTGAAAAACACTTCAAAGTCTGTGAGCCGTTTTTGCCATTAAAACAAAGCGGTAAGATTATTTGCGCTAATGCGTTGCGGATAGATTGGCAAGAAATATGCCCAAAAACACCAGAGGAAGAAGTTTATTTGCTTGGTAATCCACCTTATGTGGGATCAAAATACCAAATTAAACAACAGAAAGAAGATATGGCTTATATATTTAAAAATTCTAAAAGTTATAAGAAGCTTGATTATGTAGCTTGCTGGTTTGTTAAAGCAGCGGAATATAGTAAAGATTCAGAAGCAGAATTTGCTTTTTTTGCTACTAAATCTATTTGTCAGGGAGAACAAGTAGCAATATTATGGCCAAATATTTTGGAGAAAAATCTAGAAATTAGTTTTGCGTATAAACCATTTAATTGGAGCAATAATGCTCGTAATAACGCTGGTATGCCTGTGATAATTATAGGAATGCGCGCTCCTAAAAAGGAAAATAAATATCTTTATGAAGGAAAAAATAAAAAAATTGTGAGAAATATAAATCCATATCTTGCAGAAGGAGAAGATTTAACTATTTGCCCTAGAACTAATCCTATAAGTAATCTTCCGAAAATGATGAAGGGAAATATGCCTAATGATGGTGGGCATTTATTATTAAACGAAAAAGAGAAAGATGAAATGTTAAAAATACATCCTGGCGCAGAGAAGTTTATTAAACGTTTTATGGGTTCAAATGAGTTAATCAATGGTATAAAAAGATATTGTGTATGGATTGAAGACAAAGAAGTTGAAGAAGCTTTAAATTTTTCTTTAATAGCTAAAAGAGTAGAATCAGTTAAAGAGACTAGACTTAAAAGCAAAGACCAAGGAGCACAGAAGCTCGCTAATTACCCATATAAATTCAGGGAACAACATATGGCTAAAAATAACTCACTCATAATTCCAGTGGTTTCATCTGAACGGCGTGAATTTTTACCAATAGCTTTTTTAGATAAAAATATAATTGTTTCTGGCGTAACTCAAGCCATATATGATCCTGAGTATTATATTTTTGGAGTAATTGCTTCCAAAATGCATATGGCTTGGGTACAAGTCACTTCTGGCAAACTCAACACACAACTCATGTATTCCTCCACATTATGCTATAATAATTTTCCATTCCCTGAAATCACTGAGCGGCAGAAGAAGAGCATTGCAGAATGCGTACTTGATGTGCTTAATGAGCGGCAGAAACATCCGGGCAAGACCATAGCAGAACTTTATGACCCTGATAAAATGCCAGAAGGTTTGAGGCGAGCCCATAAAGATATGGACATGGCAATAGAGAATTGTTACCGGCCAGGCCAGCCTTTCGAGAATGACGAGGAACGTTTGGCTTATTTATTTGAACTATATAAAGAAATGATACAGAGGTAATATGGAAACTAAAGAGCGTGTAACAGCTGAAAGAAGAAGGGAAGCTGAGGAAAGTAGGGATAAAAAGATTGAATTTGAAAATGATTTTAGAGAAGTTATACAGCAATTTTTTACTGAGCAACTAATTCCCGAAGTGGTTGGAAATTATAGAGACACTGGCGCTATTATGGGTGTTGAAGAAAACACTGATAATTTCACTGAAATCTTAATGGATAATTACCGTAAGATAGGCAGCTATTTTAAAAATAATTTACGAAGGAAAATAGAGAGCGGTAAATCATTTGAAACTAAGCAGAATGCTAATGATATAATTGATGAAAGGCTGGAAACATTTTACGAATTACATGCAGCCAAACAGGTAACGGAGTTGAATGATACTACTATGGATGAATTTAGTAATAATCTAAGTAAAATTAGACGGGATTTAACAGATCAAGGGATAGATATAACAGATGCAGCTATCGCAGAAAGGTTGGAAGAAGTTTCACAAGAAAGAGCACGGACAAGAAGTCAAATGATAGCTCAAACTGAAACTCAAATAGTATCTGAGCAAGTTAAATTAACGGAAGCAGAAGTTTTAGAAGAAGAAGGGGAAGTAAGTGATGTTCGTAAGCAATGGATTACTATGGACGATCCATCTGTCAGGCCGGCACATGCGGCTGCTAATGGACAGCTTGTTGATGTAGAAGATGATTTCGTTGTTGGCGGTGAAAGATTAAATATGCCCGGTGATCCAGCTGGTAGTGCTGGGAACGTTATTAATTGTCGCTGTAATGCGGTGCTAGTAAGGGAGGGAGAGGTTTAACTCTCCTTACTTTCTTCTAATAAATCCATCATTGTTTCATATAATTTCGTAGGAACACAATAGAAAGCTGGCTTGCTACGATTAAGTATGGCAACGGTTTCACCATTTGCTTCATTAACTACTTTCATGGGGCTGCGTTTAAAATCACTTACATTAGCTATATTAGTTGCTAGAATTCTTCTAGTTTTTGACATGTTAACCTTTAATATATTTACAATTATATATTAATATTTTTTATATTATTTTCAATATATTTTTCAAGTTAGTTATAATATTTTCATTAGCACCACCTAATCTAAAAACTAGGTATATTTCTTGTGCTATGAAATGCATTGTTTTTTGATCGTTTAAATCTATTTTTTCTTCAAATTCATTTGCGACTTCACAAATCATTGTTTTTAATTTATAGCTTTCTAGGTCTTTTTTTTGACCTAGTTGCTTAGCTATATTTTCTATATTATTTTTTAAAATCTTGGTAAACATAAATGACTCCATTTATTGTGATACTTCTGAAATTACTTCTTCTTTAGCTTTATAAAGCGCTGCTAATATTTCTTCTTCTTTATCTTCAAAAATAAAAGCCTTAATTGTTGTAATTTCTTGTTGCAGCTCTTCGTGCTCTTTTTCTATTCTTTCTATAAGCTCTTCTCTTAAGCCTTGTTTTCTATTTACTGGTAAATCAAAATTTAAAATTCTTTCTTTACTGCCAGAGTTATAATCTGCTTCTTTACTTTCTACATAAACCTTTTGTTTTAAAAGCTCTGTTAAGTTTAGTTTGATATTTAAGTTTGTCATGTTAGCCTCCTTCTCCTACTTATAGTTATATTATAACACATATTTTATTAACAAGGCGTTAATTTTACCCTTTTAAGTTGATTAAATATTCAAATAATTATCTTGACTTAATTTTATTCCCAAAGCTTTCCCATTTTCCAACTTATAAGTTACTTTAATCCCTTAATATCCAACTGTTAATCCGATTAACTTGCAATTGCTTTTTTCTTTTAATAAACTATTTGTAGTTAAATAAGTAGGTAGATATGCCATTACCAGCACCGCAGCAAAGCGAAGAAAGAGAAGAATTTATTCAAAGATGTATGTCGGATGAAAATGTGATTGAAGAATTTGCAGATAATAACCAGCGCCACGGGGTTTGTAGCAGCCTGTATGAAGGAACTGGTAATGATAATTTCTCAGGAAAAGAAATGTCACAGAATTTAGATTATCAAGGGCTTAAAGAAGGTGAGTATGTCCAGCTAAAGATAGGTATGGCAGTTACTACTGGTTATCTGGAAGAAATAATTGATAATAGCACGGTAATAGATCCTTCAACTAACTCAAATCTTTCACCAAAAGATGATGATCCTATTGGCTTAATTAGACTGGTAGATGTTGGTGAATCAGAAGCAGATAATTATAAACTCACTAACAAAATTGTTGCCAGATATTTATCAGAAATTAGAAGGTTAGGAATGGAAAGAGAAGAAAGCGAAAATAGTAAATCCAAAGATCAAAATAAAGAAGTTAAGCATTTTAAGTTTGAAGTAACTGAAACTAAGGCTGAAAGAGATATAGGTATAGTTAAGGGTTATGCTTCTACTTTTGGCAATATTGATCGTGGTGGTGATTTAATATCCCAAGGGGCGTTTAGCAAATCACTTGCTAGATATAAAAAGCAAGGCCGTCCAATCAAAATGTTTTATCAGCATGACAATATGGAAATTATCGGTGGCTTTCCGATAGATAAAGTTGAAGAAACCGAATTTGGTTTAAAAGTAGAAGGACAAATTAACCTTAATGTTCAGCGTGGTAAGGAAGCTTACCATTTAGCACGTCAAGGTGTTTTAACTGACTTTTCGATCGGCTACACAGTAGAAGATTTTGAAATGAGAGAAAATTACAGGGAATTAAAAGAGTTAGAGCTTTGGGAAGTATCACTGGTTGGCGAACCAATGAATGAAATGGCAGTTGTAACCTCGGTTAAGTCGGTGCCAAGTGTAACTGATATGAAAATGGCTAGTAAAGAGGTTCCATTTAGAGAAGGGGAAGCTTTAGCAAGGGTCAAAGAGTTTTGTGGTGTCAAAGAAAAAGCTAACCGTCAATATAGGCGGGCTTTCATGTATTACGATGAAAAGCAGGCAGATAATCCAGACTCATACAAAATGTTAGTTACAGACATAGTTGATAATGAAATGAAAATAATACCTAAAGCAGTTAGAAAGGTATCTCGTAATTTGGAAGATTATGCTGAGGATCTAGATTTATCTGAAAATGAATATAAAAAGATCAAAAATAACTTGATTAAGCTTTATGAAAAAATGGGTAAAAGTTATCCATATAAAGAATTAGATAAATTATTTCATATCAAAGATGTTTGGCAAATAAAAGATAAAAAAGAATTCGAAGCGCTCCTGAGAGAATCAGGCGCCTTTTCTCGGAAGGCGGCAGTATATCTAGCCAGCCAATTTAATCCAGGACAGAGTGACTCTGTTGAGCAAAAGAAAAATGCTACTGATAACGATATATCAGAGCTAAAACAATTAATTCAACAATATAAAGGTATAGTATGACAGATGAATTAAAGGATCTAGTCTATGAATTCCGCAATACTCTTAATGAAAAAAATCAGGAGAGTACTGAGGTTAAATCCAAGCTGAGCAAGATCGAATCAGAACTTGATAAGCATGAAGAAAAAAATCAGAATCTCGTTAAAGAGTTAGCTGAAAAAGAAAAAAGACAAGCTGATATAGAAGAAAAGCAAAAAGAAATGGAAAGCAAGTTAAGTAGAATGCCAAGATCTGAAAGATCTGAATTTCAAACAACTCCTCATTACAAAGCTTTCGAAAATTTTGTTAGATATGGCAAACAATATTTGTCCCCAGAAGAAGTAAAATATCTTCGTACGGATAACGATCCAGAAGGCGGTTATTTAGCACCATCTGAATTTGTAACTGACATTATCAAAAAGATAACTGAGATAAGCCCGGTTAGACAGGTTGCTAGAATAAGACAAACCAACCGTCACAGCATAGAAATTCCTAAGCGTGAGAATCTAATACAAGGTGGTTGGATCGGTGAAGGACGTTCTTTCCCACAGGATAATTCCAACTATGGAACACAAGTCATTAAAGTAAATAAAATGGCAGTATTCCCAACTATTACTACTGAAATGTTAACTGACAGTGCCTTTAATATGGAAGCTGAAATCAGCCAAGATATTGCTGAGGAATTTGAAAGAATAGAAGGAGCTTCATTTATCAAAGGTAACAGCGTTAATCAACCAGAAGGCTTGTTAACTAACCCAGATGTACAAGAAGTAAATACTGGTATAGCAAATGATATCACAGCCGATGCTATCTTAGAATTGAGAGGTGAGCTTAAGCAAGGTTATCAAGGTGCTTATATGATTAATAGAAGAACCTTATCTAGAATAAGAAGATTGAAAGCTGGGGATGGACATTATTTATGGCAGCCATCTTTGGGACAGTCACAGCCTAATACCATTAACGGGGAACCATATTATGAAGCTATAGATGTTGATGATATCGAGCCAGGTTCTAACCCAGTTATATATGGGGACTTTATGCGTGGTTATACCATAGTTGATTCAACTCAAATGAGCTTGCTAAGAGATAATTACACATTAGCAGCTGAAGGCAAAGTTAGATTTGTTGCTCATAGAAGAGTTGGTGGACAGGTAACTTTAGCTGAGGCAATCAAAAAGCTTAATGTAGCTGAATAATAGGAGGTTTTATGACTACACAAGATTTATACAATAACGTTAAAGACGAAGTTGGTTTAGAAATACAAAGTATATCTACTGATACTACAACTGAGGGTGAAATCATAGATACTTATGGCTATGAATCATTAACTTATGTTTTATATTCACAAGCTATAACAGATGGTGATTATGCACCAGTTATAGAAGTGGGTAATGAGTCTGATTTATCAGATGCAGAAGCTATTGATTCTGATTTTCTTTTAGGGGCTTTGGCAGATGCTTCATTTGCTAGCAGCGATGCTAATTCTACTAAAAGAATAGGAGTTGTTAGTGAAAAGAGATATATAAGATTATCTATTGCATCAACTAATACCAGTACTGGAGGCACATTAGGTGCAACTGCTTTACTTGGACATCCAAGAAGAGCACCAACTGAGTAATAACTAAGGGAGGGTTAAGCCCTCCTTTTAATTAAAGGAGCGATCTATGTTAATGAAAGCAAAAAAAACTTTTAAGTGGAGCCTTAGTGGTAACGTTAAAGAGTATATAGCAGGTGAAGTATTTGAAGTTAATGAAAAATGTGCTCATAAAATGGTAGCTAATAATTATGCTATTAGACACGAAGAAAAAATGAATAAAACCAAACCTGAAAACAAACAATATAACCCGAAAGAAGAAAATAAATCTGATAAAAGATTACGCACTAGAAAGAAAAAAATAGAAAATATTGAAGAAGAAAATTCAAATAAAGAGGTAGAAAATGAGTAATGTAGACAACTATTTTGCACAGCCAGCTGAAGGTGATAGTAAAAGCGATAATAAGCTTAATGTTAATGGTACTATGGTAGTTAATGGTAGTGAAGTAGCAGCAAGAAAGCTTGGGAATATTTTAGCTAGCAATGATGTTGCTGAATTTAGTGAAGGCGGTGATTTAAATATTTCTGGCTTTAATATTATTGAAGGTGGCACAGGAATAGCTGATTTAATAATGCCAGCACCACAAGAAGGTGCTTATAATGAAATCATATTAGATAGTATAAGCTCAGGCAGTGTAGTAGTAACTACGGAGGCTGGAACTACATTTGATGGTACTAATAACACAGCCACATTTGATGCAGCTGCTGAGTCTCTTAGATTAGCTTATAAATCTGATACTGAATGGCAGATAATAGAAAATAATGGCAGTGTAGCATTAAGTAGTGTGTAGTAGTTATGGTGTTTTGGTCTAGTTATAATTATGATTATCTTAAGCATAAAAATTATGCATACAAGGTAATTACAGCTCCTTCTAAACCTTATATGGATCTTGATCTAATTAAGACTCATCTTAAGATAGATAATAATGATGAAGATACTTACCTGGAATTCCTAGGTAATGCAGTGTTTATATTTGCTGAGCAACAAACTAGACGAACATTATTAACCACCGAGTATGAAACCTTTCGTGATAGCTTCGCTACACGTGGGTTTGAGATTCGGAAAACTCCAATGCAGCAAGTTAGTAAATTAGAATATAGAGATCAAAGCACTGATAGTTGGGAAATTTTGCACACTGATAAGTATGTAGTAACAGATGAAAATTATTATTCTAGGATAATCAGAGCCAACAATCAGCAATGGCCGATAGAGTATGATAGAGGACAGCAAAATATAAAAATAACATTCACAGCTGGTTATGGTGATAATTTCGAAGATATACCAGATGATCTTAAGCTTGCCATGCTTAACCATGTAGCCAGGGTGCATGATGATAGAGGTGATTGTGATATTGAAAGAGCATTGCCACTTACCTCGGATGCTATTTACAACAAATATAGAGTTCCTAATATAACTGGAATGGAAAGTAGTGGGTTTGGGATGAATGTCTAATTGTACAAAAATTGGAAGACCAAAAAGAGAAGTCTGTATCGGGAGCATGAGCAATAAAATAACGCTTTATGTTAGAAAAATAGCAGCCCCCGATTTTAATGATATTGATTATGGGGAAACCTTAGAAGAACCCCGCCAAGTATGGGCTATGGTAAAAACTTCCAGAGGTGAAACTGTATTTGATAAGGCCAACCTTGAGCAAGATATAACTCATAGATTTTATATTAGATATATCTCAGATGTTACTTTCCAGGATTGGCTGCTATTTAAAGATAGATATTACAATATTGTTGATGTAGAAAATCTTGAAAATAGAGATGAGTTTTTATTGTTAAGATGCAATTTACGTGGTGATAAAAATACTAATGTTAATTTGAGTTGATATGAGTAGTGTAAAGAATTTCGATCAATTTATATTTAAAGCGGGTCGCAATAATCATAAGGCATATAGATCAATAAGGGAGTTAACTGGCAATACTAGAAGAGGAATAAGGCAAGGTTTGATATTTTCAGGGCAAAAGCTTAAGACAACTGCCAGACGTGGAATAATGACACCGCCTAAATCAGGCAGACGCTATAAAAAAAGGATAGGTGGCAGGTCTTATAATTGGCGTGCATCGGCTCCAGGGCAATTTCCAGCCAACGTAACAGGAAGGTTAAGAGATTCAGTTGATTATCAAATGCAAGGTGATTTAAGACTTAGATTTGGTGTTAGGAAAACAGGATCGGCTAATGCAGGAGGCACACCCCCAGATGTTTATGCTAAATTCTTGGAATTAGGAAGCCCAGCTGGAAAAATCAAGCCACGTCCATTTTTAAAAAGCTCCTTAGATGTTAATGAAGGGCAAGTGAAGGATTTTGTGCTTGAACAAATCAAAATGCAATCGAGTAGTAAATGAAAACAGAGACAATAATAAGACAGCTATATAGTACTATTCCAAACTTTACTAATTTATTTAGTGATCAAGTAGAAATAGATAGCATGTCAATAAGTGGTGATATACTAACTATCAACACAGCAACAAATCATGAGCTGCAAAACAATCAATATATTAGTATAACGGGCGCTAGAACCCCGACTCCGATAACAGAAATTGTTATTAGCAATAATATAGCCACAGCAACTACGGACAGAGATCATGATTTAACCGAAGGCTTTTTTGAAAATGTAGAAATAGCAGGTTCTGATATATCCGATATAAACGGCACACACAAGCTAAAATCAGTTCCTAACAGATTCACCTTTGTTTTTGAAATCAACCTAGCTGATCAAGCTATAAACGATCCTGAGATGGTTTTACTAACAGCAGGTGTTAATAATTATAATGGGCGTTATGCAGTTAATATCATTGATAATAGTTCTTTTAGTCTTGAATTACCTTTTAATTCAAGTTTACTTCCAAGGGGTAATGTAACAATACATAAAAATATTAGGATAAGTGGAGCGGTTAATATAGAGCGTGCCATAGAAGGTTATACTAAGCAAAAGCCAAATGATTTATGGTTATTTGCCATATTAAATGACACTGAAACTAGTAAAGATCAAATGACTCCTTCGGATGCAAGAGCCGTAAGAGGTGGAAGTTTGGATTTTAGATTAAAGCTAATGAAAAACTTTAGTTTGTATGTAGTGGTGCCAGCTACTAGCAGTATATCTGGCAGACCTGAAAGGGATTTAATGGAAGATATTTCAGTATATATATATAAATCAATTCTTAATATTGAGTTAGATCAAGAAACTTTAGGGACTGTATGGTCGGTTGTTCCACTTAATAATGGCTTCTTTGATTATGTTAGAGCTTATTATGTTCATGAATTCCAATTCCAAACTGTAATAGAATTAGTCAATGAAGACACAGCCTTTGGTCCAATGACAAGGGCATTTAGAGATATTAGTGTAGAAATGCTTGATTATGATGATTCTAAATTAACACCACCTGCTAAAGCTGATATCGATCTGGATGATGAACCAGTTTAAAAACCTCATTATCTTATACTTATGATACACTTTAACTATCCTTTGTCTACTTTCAATTGAAAAACTTGCATAACTTTAAGTTATAATTCATAATGAAAAAATGAATTAATAATTGAGGGTATCAATGGGTAATAGTACAATACAACGACCAAAAACCACACTTAATATTTTGCCAGCTGCATTAGATATATCAGTAGCAGAGCAAAAGATATTATATATCGGGCAAATGACTAGTAATGGCTCAGCAACCGGTGGTGAATTAATAGAGCGCATAGAAAACGATGGCAGTGAAGACAGTTTATTTGGAGCTGATTCAATGCTAGCCAATATGGTTAGAAATGCTAAGAAAATTAACAAAGTAACTAGAATGGATGCTATCCCATTAGAAGATGATGGAACGGCAGTTAAAGCTAGTGGTGAAATTGCATTTTCAGGTTCACCAACCGAGGCTGGAACTATAACAGTTACTATAGGGTCGGATGAAGATTATAAATATGAGATAGCAATATCAGAAGATAATGATGTTACAGATATAGGTGATGCATTAGTCACAGCAATATCTAATGATAATCATAGTTTAGTCACAGCAACTAACACAACGGGAACTGTCGAAATAGAAGCCAATAATGGTGGTGAAGAAGGCAACGAAATAGGTTTAAGAGTAACAGGATCGGTTGCTGGAGTTACAGTTTCTGTAACGGCAATGGCAGATGGTGCTACTAACCCAGATCTTACTAATTTATTTGATGTTATTGATGAAGAAAGATATCAAACCATAGTATGGCCTTCCAGTTATGATTTAGATACTATCACAGATTTCTTAGATGGCAGATGGAATGTAACTAACAGAGTTCTAGATGGTGTAGCTATAGTTACTAAAACAGATAGCAGCTCTAATTTAATAACTTTAGGTGATGGTGAAAATAGTCAAAGCCTAGTTATTTTTGGTAATAGAAGCCTTGATGATGATCTTTGGAAAGGTCCATCAATGTTGGAAGTTAATAACCATGTATCTAGTCAATTCGCAGCTTTAAGAGCACTAAGGTTAACCGAGGATGCAAACTTAAGCGGTTATGTTATAGGAGCTACTAGAGGGGTTAATGATTCATTCGGTGGCCCTGCTTTAGCTAGCTTGCCTTACTTTAACACTCCATTCTCAGCTTTACCTATTATTCCAACTGGTAAGGGTTTTACCAGACAGCAAATAAATGACATGGCAGATGCTGGTATCAGTGTATTTGGTAACAATGTAACTAAAACTACTATTATTCTTTCAGATGTTTTAACTACTTATAAAACAGATGCAGCTGGGAATGAGGATGTTTCATTTAAGTATTTAAACTATGTAGATACGATGTCAACGATTAGAGAATATTACGTTAATAATTTACGTAGTAGATTTGCTCAAACCAGGTTAACGGAAGGCACAGTGGTACCTAATCGTAATGTAGCTAACGGCACAGTTATCAGAGCTTATGCAACGCAACTATATAGCAATTTAGCTAGTGAAGATTTTATTTTAGTGCAAGCAGGTGAGGATGCTCTCAATTTTTTCCGAGACAATTTACAAGTGAATATTGATCTGCAAGACGGGCAAGTCAACCTTAATATGGTTGTTCCAATCGTTACTCAGCTTAGAGAAATAATCGGAAACATACAAGTAGCGTTTAGCACAGAAGCATTACAATAATATAAGGAGTATAAGATATGGCATTATCAAGATTAGCGACACCATCGGTTATAGTAAATAACGAACCAGCATATATAGCTGCGAACACAGTTATGTATGATGAAGGTTTGGGTGAAGATATAGTAACCCCAGAAAGCGCCGGTGGCAACAGAGTTAGAATGACTACTGCTAAAAATGTAGAAACCTTGAAATCCAAGGTTCAATTTGAGCTGCATAACACTAGTGAAAGCGTAAGTAAAGCTCGTAGCTGGAAAACTAATTCAGGGGATAATACTATTACATTGCAAGATCCAAATGATCCTGAATTTAGTAAAACTTTCACAAATATGACTTTGATTAATCAATATGAAGTTAATCTAAGTAGTGATGGTACTATTTCAGTAGAATTTGAAGGTGATGCGGCAGTATAAGGAGCATAAAATATGGAAGATAGCAAAATACCAGAGCAAATAGAATTTAATTTAAAAAAGCCTGTTAAATACCATAAAGATGGCAGTGAAGAACTTAGTTATCAGTTAACTTTGTATGCGCCGGCTGGTAGACATAGGCAGGAATTAGTCAAATTAAAGCAAGGCTTTCTTAAATCTATTAGCAGCTTACAAGGTAATTATAGCCAAAATAATGCTAATCAATCCCAAGAAAATCAAGGGATTGGTAGTGATGAAATTGTTATGATATTAATGATGTCCGATGTTGACATGAACAAATATTTCGATAACTTTAAGGCATTGCTTTGTAAGAATATTTGTTATGTAGATTCATCCCAGAAGCTAACAGAATTTATTTATGACAATATTGATCTAGATGATTTAGAACGTTTATTGGGTGAGTATTTAAGTAATTTTTTGCTATCTTCATGGATACAGCGCTTGAACAAAACTTAGAATGGTTATTTGCCAATTTAATGTATTTTTTTAAAGGTGGCCTTACTTATAGTGATCTCAATAACATGCCAATACCTGAGGTGCTGAGATATAATGATTATGCCAAACGCATCAATAAAGATCAAGAACAAGCATCTAAGAGGAGGTAATAATGGCATTTAGTATTGAATATATTGTCCAAGCCGTTGATAAGTTTAGTCCAACTATTAATAGGATCCGCCGCAGCGCTGAATCTACTCAGAACAAATTACAGAACTTTTCCCGTAAAATGACAGAGTTCGGGGGTAAAGCTAAAGAAACTGGGGGAAACCTTACTAGGAGCCTTAGCTTGCCTTTAGGTATAGTAGGTGGCTTAGCCTTTCGCACAGCCCTTAAATTTGAAGAAGCAATGAATCAAGTGTCGGCAGTTAGTGGAGCCACTGGTAAAGAGCTCAAAAGCCTTACTAATTTGGCAAAAGAATTAGGTGAAACTACACAATTTAGTGCCAGAGAAGCTGCGAATGCTCAAAGATTCTTAGCTATGGCAGGTATGGATACTAATCAAATAATAAAAGCATTGCCAGGAACTTTACAATTAGCTGCATCTAGTAACATAGATTTAGCATCATCCGCTGATATTGCAACTAATATTTTGACTGGTTATGGCTTAGAAGTTGAAGAATTATCAAGGGTCAATGATGTATTAGCTAAAACACAAAGCTCGGCTAATACTAATATTATGGAATTAGCAGAAGCAACTAAGTTAGTAGCGCCACTTGCATCTAACGTTAACATGGAAGTTGAAGAAACTAGTGCTTTACTTGGTAAATTAGCTGATTCTGGGCTTAAAGGTTCTATAGCAGGTACTTCATTAAGAAGAGCAATAAGTAGTTTAATAAGCCCAACCGGAGAGGCTGGTAAAATTATTGATCAATTAGGATTACAGGTTAATGATTCAGAAGGTAATTTTGTTGGTTTGGTTGACATTGTTGGACAATTAGAAAAGTCAGGAGCTTCTGCTAGCCAGATGATGAGTTTATTTGGGCAACGTGCTGGACCTGCTATGTCTTCATTAGTTAAGACCGGTGTTGGTTCAATTACAGAATTACAAGAAAAACTAGCTGAGTCTGGAGGGACAGCAGAAAAAATGGCTGAAACCCAAATGAAAGGATCGGTAGGGGCGGTGAAAGAATTTACCTCAGCCTTGGAAGGTTTACAGCTTGCTTTTTTCAATAAAAAGGCTATGTCGACAGTTACTGATATTATCAATGGTATTACTAAATTTATAAGGCGCTTATCAGAAACTAGCCCTAAATTAATGAATGTAATAGGAGTTATAGCAGTAATAGCAGCTACTTTAGGTCCAGCCATTTTTGCGGTTGGACAGCTTGCTATAGGATTTGCGTTGCTTGCTAAGCTTGGAATAGGGATTAGTATATTATTAAGCCCTGTAACTCTAATAGTGGCTGGTATAATAGCGTTGGGAGTTGCCCTTATTGTTGCTTATAACAAATCAGATAAATTCAGAAAAGTAATGGATAAAATATGGAGCGTTATAAAACCAATAGCTAAATTTATATATAATAGCTTTATCAATAGCTTAATAGGGTTAGTTAGAGGCATGGGCTTAGTTATTGATGGCATCAAAAAGCTTTGGGATATGATGAAACAAGCTTCTATTGCTATGGCGTTAGCCTGGGAATTTGTTAAAGAAAAAACTATTGATTTTGTTAAAAGTTCGGTGGAATGGTTTAAAGGGTTAGGTAAGGCCATATTATCCCATGTTATGGCGCCGATCAACAAAATAAAAGAAGGAATGAGTTGGTTAGGTAATAAAGCCAAAGGAATTGGTGAAAAAGTAGCAGGTGGTGCCCGGAGCATAGGGGACTCAGCAGCTTCATTTTTAGGCTTTGGTGGTGATGATAAAAAGGCAATCAATGAAAATGAAGTAGTCAATAATGGCAATAGAAATAATCGGAATCAAATAGATGTTAATTTGCGTGGTAATACTGAGCAAGTAGAAAGAGTTAAAAGCAAAGGCGATGATGATGTTAGTGTAGATGTGGGACGCAATATGGCATTGGGAGGCGTTTAATGACTTTATTAGAAAGATTATACACAGCAAGTTTTAGAGGTGTTGAATTTTATGTTACAGATGCCAGCACTAGGGGTGGAAGAAAGTTAGTTACTCATGAATTTCCAAATACAGATCGTAGATATGTAGAAGATCTTGGCAGGCTACAAAAAGAGTTTACTGTAAGTGCTATAATTAGTGGCAATAATTATATTCAAGATCGTAATTCATTAATAGAAGCATTAGAGACGCCTGGAAGGGGGTTATTAGTACATCCTTTTTATGGGAATTTACAAGTAGTTCCGAGGCCTTATACTTTAATTGAAGATACTAGGGAACTTGGACGCGCTAGATTTGATATTACTTTCCAAAGATCGGAAGAAAATATATTTCCAGAAGCAAATTTTTCTAATTTATCTAATATTAGTAGACAGGCTGATAATTCCTTAGATAGATCTGTGCAAGATATCATAGATAATTTTAATGTAGATCCAAATTTCCCTGATAATTTTACAGATGCACAAAATACAATAGATAGAATAGTAGGATCTTTTGAAAGCAATTCTAGAACTTCAATAAGAAATAGAGATAATCTTAATCAATTTGATGCTGAGTTAAAAGATGCCGAAAGGGATAAGAATCAAGCTATAGATAATCCAGAACAATTATCGGAGCAAATAAAACAATTAATTGAGCTTTTAGAAAGGGTTTTAGAAGGCTCAGATCGTAAGATTAGAGTATATAGTAGGTTTTATGATATTGGTGATAATAGAGCAAGGTTGGAACAAAACACCCAACAAAGAATAGAAAGACAAATCAATAGAGATACGCTTAATAAAGCAATCCAAGCAGCTGCGCTTATCCAATCATATCGTAATGCAGTAATGATAGAATATGGTAATATCCGAGAGTTAAATGAAAATCGAAATTTACTTGAAGATCAATATAAGAAGGTACTTGCCAGCGATATCACAAGCAATGAAACAAAAAGAGAAATAGAAACTTTACGTAATGAGGTTCGTAAATTCTTTGAAGAAGAAGAGCTTAATGTTAATCGGATAGATGAAATTAATGTTAATACCCAGCCTCTAACATTGCTAACTTATAGTTATTATGGTTCCACAGCCAACGTAGAAAGGTTGGCAGATTTAAATGATATTAATGATAATGCTTTTATTGAAGGGCTAATAGAGATATTAACAGATGGCAGTTAGCATAGAAATTAATGGTATTAATTACACAGGTTTTACCTCAGTAAATGTCACTAAAGAAATAGATACTATTTCTGGAAAATTTAGTATTAATTCTGTATTCAGAGCGGGTGATAAATTTACTATATTACGAGGTGATAGAGTTGTAGTTAAAGTAAATGATACTCCTATAATCAATGGTTATGTCGAATCTATATCAGCCAACTATACTTATGATTCTACTTCAATTACAGTGCGTGGTAGGGATAAAACTTGCGATGTTATAGACAGCCAAATCGATGGTGATGTTGAATTTAACACCCCTTTATCTCTTACTAGAATAATCGAAAAAACTTTAGAAAGAATAAATATACAAGATGTAAATGTAATTAATGAAGTGTCGGATTTGGAGCCTTTTACTGAATCAGATCTTATTAGTGGCCAGGTTGGACAAACTGCGTTTGAGTTTTTAGAAAGTCATGCTCGGAAAAGGCAAGTTTTGCTCAGCACTAATGGTAATGGTGATATAGTAATAACCAGAGCAAGCGGTGAAACTATAAACGCATCGCTTCGACATAGGTTTAATGGTAATGATAATAATATATTAGAAGCCAGAGCCGAATATAGTATGAGTAGCAGATTTAATATTTATCGCTGCAAAAGTCAAGGCAATACCTCGGGACTTAATGAGTTATCAATAAGACAATCAGAAGAAGAAAGTGAAAGCGTAGAAGAAACTAATATCAATTCAGATGCCATAGATGATGAAATAAGGGATAGTAGAATACTAACATTTATAGCTGAGAATGCATCTGATTCCAGACAAGCCAGGCAAAGAGCAAGGTGGGAAGCAAATGTAAGAAGGGCTAGAAGTCTAAAATATTTAGTTACAGTGCAAGGTGATAGTTATGATGGTACTAATCCGTGGCCAGTTAACAGATTAGTTCAAGTATTAGATGATTATGCCGATGTTAGTGCCTCATTGCTTATAGAGCGTGTAGAATTTAGTTTTGATCTTGATCAAGGCACTTTAACCAGTTTAAGTCTAGTGCCTCAAGATGCATATACTCCTGAGCCCGTTTTACCAGAGCCAACAGAGGAAGTTAATCCAACTGGAACAAAATATATATTGGAAGGTATTAATGGCAATTAGTTCAATGGTACGTAATGCATACAATAAGACTATCAATCTAATTAAAAGATGCTATATAAGTAGGGTTGGAAGCAATCAACAAAGATACCAAACTACACAAGTTAGTTATCTTAATAAAACAGCTAATATAGAAGTATTATATCCGTACGGTTTATCTGGCAACCCGCCACGTAATAGTCTTGGATTAATGTTTAATGTTCAGGGGCAGGAAGAAAATAGAGCTGCTATTTTTAACTTGCCAAGTAAAAGGGTTAGAAATTTAAAAGAAGGTGAAGTTGCTATATCTAATTATCTTACAGAAAGCAGAGTTGTCTTTAAGGAAAATGGTGATATAGAAGTTATAGGAAAAAATAATCAAACTATCAATATAACAAGCAACTCAGAAATAACGGTTGGAGGCGATGTAACAATTAATGTTACTGGTAATGTTGATCTAACTAGCAGCCTTACTACTATAAACAACGATGTTAAAGTTAATGGTAATGTTGATATTTCTGGCAGCGCAACTATAGGATCTGGAAGTGGAGCACAAAGCGCAGTAGCCACAGTTGGTGATTCAGTTGAAGTTGAAGTGACAGGTGGAAGTAGTGCGGGCACATATTCAGGTAGTATTACCAGCGGTTCTAATAACGCTACAACTAGTTAAAAATCTAGTATAAAAAATACTATTTGTTTTTTATTTATTAGCTAGCCTTTTGTTTATTTTATTATTCATCGTAATTATGATATATTAAAAATTGATTTATTAATATAGTTTTTTAACCTTGATGACTAAGAAAGTAGACTTAAAACTAAGAAGAAGAAAAGATCTAAAAGATTTATATGATTTAGAGCTGCAAAATGGTGATTTAGCTTTGGTGAATAACTTCAACACAGCGCTTCAAATGGTTATATATTGTGAAAGAAGGGCTGATCCAAGTGAAGTAAGGCCGCCGCAGCTTCGTCGGGGATGGTGGGGAAATGAATTATCCTTAGTGGCTGGATTTGAAATTGGTTCTAAATTATGGTTGCTTAAGCAGGCAAGACGTACTCAAGATACACTTAACAAGGCTATTACTTATACTCAGGAAGGTTTGCAGTGGCTAGTTGATGATGGTTATCTTGATAAGGTAGAAGTAGAAGGATTTTTCTCAGGTGATAGTGGTATTAGGTTAGAAATAAGGTTACTTAGACCTGATAATATAACAGAGACAAGGTTTTTTGATCTTTGGCAAAATACAGAAAGAACAATAGATGATGATAGGGTGCTATAATGCCATTCAATTTTCCAGAAAACAGAGATGAAATAGAGCAAAGAGCTAAATCAGATGTTCAGAATGAATTACCAGATTCCAACCCATTCTTACGTAACTCGTATTTATCGGCTATAGTAGTAGCTTTTTCAGGAAGAATTTTTGATTTTTATTTGAAAGTAAAAAGATTAATTAGGCAGTTATTTCCAGACACAGCAACTAATGAATTTTTAGAACGCTGGGGCTCTTATGTAGATATATTACGCCGCCCTGGAACAAGGTCTAGTGGAAATATAACCATAACAGGTAATAGTGGTGAAACTATACCTAATGGCACTGAATTAACCGATGATAATAATAATGAATATATAACATTGGTTAGTAGAACCATAAATGAACAAACAATAGAAATAGATAGTATAGAAAGAGATGGGGACACAGCCACAGTAACTACTCTTAATGCTCATAGATTAATAACTGGAATGGAAGCCAGTATAAGCGGTGCCGATCAATCTGAGTATAATGGAACTTTTGAGATTTCAGTAACTTCGGAAACAGAGTTTAGTTATCAGGTAACAGGTTCCCCTGCAACTCCTGCTACTGGTACTGATATAGAAGCAGCTGCAACATTTGCTAGTGTTAACATAGAAGCAAATGATTTTGGTAATGAGCTTAATCTAACTGGTAATAATAGAGTTAGTTTGGTTTCTAATATATCTGGTGTAGATAATACTGCAAGGGTTCAATATCCAGGTTTAACTGGAGGAGCTGATCAAGAAGATGACGAATCCCTTAGACGTAGAATATTATTTCGTTATCAGAATCCAGTTGCCTTATTTAACGATAATGCTATAGAAGAAAAAGCGTTAGAAGTACCAGGAGTTACTAGGGTTTTTATTGAGAGCCCTGGAACATTAATTAGAACTTTGGATGTAGACAGCATAACAAGATCTAATCAAATAGCTACTGTTACTACAACTACTTCTCATTTCTTAGAAGATGGGCAAATAATGGAAATATCAGGCGCCGATCAATCTGAGTATAATGTAAGTCGTAAAGTTATTACTATAGATGGAACTAATTATGCTTATCGTGTAGAAGGATCGCCAGCAAGTCCTGCTACTGGTTCTGATATTACAGTACAAACTTCAATACCTAATGGACAAGTTCAAATATATTTTACCCGTGATGATGATGATAATATTATTCCTAATTCGGCTGAGATAGAAGCAGTTAAGAATAGTATATTAGAAATCAAGCCAGCCCATGTTTCAGATGCAGATGTAGTGGTCTTAGCTCCTGAACCTATCGAAGTTAATTTTGAATTTGATTCTTTAGATCCTAATACTAGTTCAATGAGAAGTGCAATAACTGCTAGTTTGGAAGCCTTCTTTGAGGAAAACACAACGGTTAGTCAAAATGTGCTTCAGGATCAATACAGGTCGGTAATATACCGTACTATAGATACTACAACGGGCGATAGGGTAAGAAGCTTTACACTAACAACACCTAGTGGTGATATAGCTGTGGAATCAGGGCAATTACCTATTTTAGGTAATATTGAGTTTCCAAATTAAGAGGTAAATAATGAGTGTCTGTAAGAAGTTATTTAAGTCATTTACAAGACAAGAGCATACAGATAGTTTGGTGCAATATTTACCAGGAGGCGAAGCTTTTGATGCTAAAAATGAAGAAAGTTCAATATTAAGAAAATTATTTGCAGGTTTGGCAGTAGAAGTTAAACGCTCAGAAGATTTGCTTAATGATATAACTTCGGAGCATGATATAAGATGTACAACTAAATTTTTAAAAGAATGGGAAAAGGCACTTGGGATACCAGATAGCTGCTTTCCAGGCACTGGTTCATTAGAAATTAGACGCCAACATGTGCTTATTAAACTTGCCTCTTTAGGTGTATCAACCGAGCAAGGTTTCATTGATTTAGCTGCCATGTTTGGCTTTAAATCTTTAATCCCATCGGCTGCTACATATGGGGTTTTTCCTTTAGCTTTTCCAGCCACATTTTACCAGTACCCACAAGATGCTAGATTTACTATGATAGTTTATTTAGATGCAGATAATGTTCCAGAAGTATTTCCATTTGAAGTAACTAAATTTCCTATTCCTTTTTTCAGCAATGTTAGTAATATTGTCGAATGCTTAATTAGAAAATTAGCACCTGCCAATGTTAATGTAAGATTTGTATATATTGATCTGAGTTGAGAAATACAAAAAGATGATAAAACAATATTGCTATTCAACTTTTAATATGGTAATCATATTTAAAAATTACTAGGGGTTATGGCGAAATTATTTTACAAAGTTGATACTTATATCGATTTATACCAACTAGCTTTTAACTTAAGCGAAGATTATAAAAATAATACATTTACTAAGGAACAAATCAAAAAATTTGATAAATTATTAGATCATTATATTAACCGAGTTATTATGCTGCGCTTATATAGGCACGATGGTTATTTAGAAGAATTATTTGGCAAAAAGTTTCTTAAATTATTCAAATCCTTAGAAGTTTATATTAAATCAAGGGAGCCTCTTAGAGTATTAGAAGATAAAATAGATGATAATTTTAATATCAAGTTTGGCTAATGAATATCAAATATGGTAATTTTCTAACTGAGGAAGTATTTGATGATGCATTTGATATAGTAATAGGTAACCCGCCTTATCGTGGTTTCAGTTATCAAACAGAGCAACAAAAGCAAGAAATGGGTTATGTGTTCCAAGGCTTTAAAAATTATAGAAAGCTAGATTATAGTGCAGCCTTTATGGTA